GCAGCAGTTAGTGTGGATACATTAGCAGCCAAAGATTGTGCATTAGTATTACTGTAAGATGATAGACTATCGATTCTAGATGCTAGTGCTGTATTACCTGTAACAACTGTGGTTGCTAGTGTAGATACGTTAGCAGCCAAAGAAGCAGCATTAGTGTTAGCATATGAGGCAAGTCCATCAATTCTAAGTGCTATAGAACTGTTGGAATTTGTAAATGCTGATACTAACTGGAATACATTTGCGCTCTGTGTTGCAGAATTAGTATTGCTATATGCAGATAAGTTATCAATACGGATCGCTAGTGCAGAATTGCCTGAGGTATATGCCTGAGACAAAGTTGCAACATTAGCAGCCAATGTCTGAGCATTAGTATTGCTGTATGCAGATAGGTTATCAATACGAGTAGCAAGAGCGGTATTGCCAGATGTATATGCTAGTGCTAATGTTGATACGTTAGCAGCCAATGATTGATTGTTGGTGTTTGTGTATGCACCCAGGTTGTCAATTCTTAGAGACAATGCGCTGTTAGCAGTTGTTACCGTAGTTGCTAGGGTAGCAATGTTTGCACCTTGTGATGCAGCATTAGTATTAGAATAAGATGATAATGAATCCACTCTAGCAGAAACAGCAGTATTACCTGTAACATATGTCGCAGCAAGTGTTGAGATATTGGCGGCAATAGATGAAGCATTAGCATTTGAATATGCAGATAATGTATCTATTCTTGCTGTTATCGCAATATTAGTATTTGTAAGAGACTGTGTTTCACTCAAGAAGTAGGTATAGTTGTTACCTACAGTATTACTTACACCATTTGCATAAGTGAAGATTGAGTTTGCTAATGAGAATACATTATTTGTTAGACCAAGGGCACCAGCAATCTGTGCGTTTGCTACTTGTGATGCGGCATTTGTTGTGTTATAGATTGTTGATACAGCAGCGTTTGTTCTTTCAGAGATATCAACAATCTGTGCATATGCGTTGTTATAGTTCTGCCCGAAAACGTCAATCGAATTGTTAACGATACCATAGATTGTATTGGTTGTAGCATATACAGAGTTTGCGGCAGTATATACTGTTGTAATAGCAGAATTGGTAATACCGTAGATAGTATTGACTTGGTTATATACAATGTTAGCCTGACCATAGATTAGGCTGGTAGATGTGTTAGTGATACCATAGATTGAGTTAACTGACTGATAGACGCTGTTAGTCTGCTGGTTGATTGTTGAAACCGCAGTATTAACATATCCATATGAACTGTTAACAATACCATAGATTGAGTTAACCTGACCTGAGATTACCTGAGTTACATTGTTAACAGTCTGTAGTGCAGTATTTGTAATACCATAGATGGTGTTGACCTGTCCATAAACCTGACTAATGCCAGTGTTAACTGTTTGGTAAATAGTATTAGTGATACCATAGATGGTGTTGACCTGTGTATTGATTATACCTGTATAAGTGTTAAGAGTATAGTAAATGTTATTTGCTGCGCCATAAGCAGCGGCAATACCGATGTTTGATGCTTGATACGAAACATTGTATAGAGTATATACAATGTTCATCGTATTGCTATATGCGTTTATCGAATTTGCAAGATTGTTTGCTCGTGTATTAGCAGAAAAATATGCACCGTTAACTGAATGACTTAATCCGTTAGCAAGAGATTCTAGATATGCGAATCTAGCATTAGCGTTTTGTGATAGTGCAAGAATGTCAGCAGCAGCAGAATAGGTATTACTATTAGCGTTATAGATAGCGTCTAGTAGATCCTGAAAGTTTGTATTACCTACAGAAAGTGTGCTGAAGAGGCCAGAATTAGAAACAATTGAGTTAGCAACAAGAGAATTACTAATGGTGGAGTTTGAAACAGCACCACCACCATAGAATACATATCCCGCAGTATCAACACTGAATACTGCGTTACCGTTTAGATTGAAATTTACAATCTTAGAGTTAGCACCATGTCCTGTGGACGTGATATTCATTCCTAGACCAACAAGGTCTGTATTTGAGTTAGCCCAGATTCTTGTTAAGTTATCTATTCTTACTGTCATTCAGATGTTACCACGTATCTTGAGTTGTAGTCCTGGCTTGGCTTACCAGTGAAATGTTGGTCAACTGCAATCACGCCTGCATCATCTGTAACGGCTACTATCATAACTTCTGTATAATCAACAGAAGTATTTGCAAGATCATATGCATTGCTTCTTTCAAAATTTGTTAGGGTTAAACTGTTACCCGTATCCTGGCCAACTATAGTCTGTCCGGCTTGAGGTGTTTGGGATCCCATGTTTTGAATGACAGCAGATGCTTGACCGTTGCCAATGTTAATAAAATTCTTAACTTGTCCTACGACTTGACCATTGATAGAAACAAGTTCACCTATATTTAGATCACCACCAGTAATGTTACCGAGGCCGCCGCCGGCCTTACCACCATATGCAAATACGCTAGATGAACCTTGTGCTGGATCTGTAGGGGAGAAAGGATGTTGAACGAGCCCTTGTGAATCGGGTGCGGCTCTGTCACCCATAGCAACGATTAACTTTTTACCACCAATGAAGATATTACCTGGACCATACTGCTGGATTAGATCCCCACCATCATTGTGTGTATCTTTATCACCTTCAACAGCAGCGAGTTTACCATTCATAAAAACAGTGCTTTGACCCGTTACTTGAGTCAAAGCACCGCAATATCTTAGCATCTGATCAAGATGAACTGGTGGCATTCTTTGGTGGTCTCCCTCTACCTCTCTTTACAGGAGGTGGCTCAATTTTCTTTAATGTATCAGGAATATTTATGACAACCATATCCTGCTTATTTGAAACTTCAGCAATTGTCGAAACGCCTGTTGATCCAAATCCACCTGCTCTATTAGACTTTGGCATAGGACGGACCGGGGTCTGTTCAATCACATACTCAACGTTCTTAACTAGTTCTGCTTGTGCAATTCTGTCACCTTCATTGATAGTGATAGAGTTCTCTGAAATGTTATGTAGCAATACAAACAGTTCATCAGTGTAATCAGCATCGATAACACCTTCAGCATTAGCAAGAACCAAACCCTGCTTGAGAGACATACCAGAACGAGCATGAACACGAACCGAATATCCTTCAGGAATAATCAGAATCATTCCAGTAGGTACGAGGATTCTATCACCAGGACTAATAGTCAAAGCACCAGATGAATATAGTCTGGTGACTGGCTTGTTCTTACCCGAATAGCCTTTGATCTCTCTTTTACCAACACCCTGAAATGCTAGATCGAAACATGCAGCATGAGCAGTTTGATGTGCCGGCATTCTAACGCTAGGATGGGTTCTAAAAACTTTCAATGTTTCCATAACAAACTCACTTTCTTATTCTGATTCTGTAAACTTCTTCTTGCCGAGAGAATACTTTTGAACAAGGTTCCACTCTGGCTTTTCGCTATATGAAATGATCTTAATTCTATTCAGAGGTGTAAGAGGATCAGCACTCTTGGCTGGTTCAACCAGAGTAACTAGTCCCCACTCTGCTAAAAGATTTGCAATCGTGTTACGACGACCTTTATCTTCATCTGAAAAATCTGTAGACTTACCATCAAGCATGAACATTTCTTTGAAATGCACTAGGTAATAGTGACCTTGCTTGTGTAGTATGTGACATGACTGATACAGGGTTTTGTCTTTCTTAGACGCTACACCTATACGTGTCAATGTCTCTTTAACCTTTAAAAAGGCCTGAGGGTCGGGGAGTTTAACTTCCACGAACTCGTCTAGGTTTACTGTCATTTGTGCCACCTTTATGAATACGTTTTCTTATTTCTTCTATCTGGTCGGCATTCAGTAAAACCATAACCTCTTTAGCCCTTTCATTTGAGTAGTTGTAATACTCTTTAATGGCCTCTAGATCATCGATGGTCTCACGTTTCTGCCATGGTCTAAATGGACGCTTATATCCACGTATGGTATTTAGTAAATAGTGGTATTGCATATCGGCTGGCAAACTTGGAAACCTATTCATTTCATTTGCTTGTAATGCACAATCGTAGTGAAACGAGAGAGCCCGGTTCACTACAAAAGCGGTATAGTCTTTTTCGTTTTCCAAGACATCCTTCTTAGTTTGAAGGATGCTTGGAATGATATCT